GAGGGAGCCGCGCCGTCGGCGGTCGCCTTGACGCGCTCGATCTCGTCTGCGGTGCGCGCGAAGGCGGTCTCGTCGCCGGTCCGTTGGACCTCCAGCGTCGCCTTGACCTGCCGCTCGTCGGCCACGTCTCCCCCGTGTGAAGGGCGGCCCGCCTGGCCGGGCCGCGGTGCTCGTGTGGGGTGGGGCGGTCAGCTCACAGGCGCCCCCGAATCGTCGGCTACGACTGCGGCGTGGCCGGGGTCCAGTCGCGGTCGGTGATCACCTCGACGGTGAGCGGGGCGTCGCCCGAGTCGTTCGTCTCGCCCCGGAGCGTGATCGTCTCCGTGATCGCCCGGTCGTTCTGCGCCGGGCGCGCCAGCGTGGCGACGGAGACCTGCCCCCACTTGAAGACGATCGACTCGCGGTTCGGGCCCCCCTCGAGCTGCTGGCCGAGGAAGTGCGTCTCCATCTCGAACTGGGCGTGCTGCTCGAGGAACTCCACGAAGTCGCGGTCCGTGTGCTTGCGGGTGAGCTGGAGCGTGGGGGCGAAGAGGCCGTCGCGGTCGAGGCCGTAGACGTACCGGCTGCCCGAGCCCTGGTCCACCGTGAGCGGCCAGGGGATCGTGATCGTGGAGGTGAGGGTGCGGAACTCCGACCAGGAGGAGGCCGGGTCGGTGATCGGGCGCACGTAGTTGATCTGGTGGGCGCTGGTGTACCGCTGGCCGCCGAGGTAGGTGGCGGTGGGCAGGGTCCACGTCAGCGGGAACTCCCACACGTCGTTCACGGCCAGCTTGGCGAGGTCGGTGGCGTCGCCCGGGAAGATGATCTCCAGCGGGTCGCGGTTCTCGGCCCAGACGCCGAGGTCCTCGTCGGCGTCGCCGGTGAGGTTCTGCCAGATGCCCCGGCCGGTGGTCGGGTCGGTGGCGATGTCCATCGCCGTGCCGCCGTAGGCGGGCACCGGGTCGCCGTCGGAGTCGGCCACCGAGACCTTGAACTCGTAGTCCGCCCCGGCGACCTTGGTGATCTTCACGAAGATGCTCTTCGTGGCCGCGATCGAGGGGTCCACCAGGCCACGGATCTGCGGCGCGTAGGGGTAGGTGCCCGTGTTGCCCGCGTCCGCCACCGCCGCGCCGACCCGCGTCCCGTGGGCCACGTAGCCGGAGAGGCGGACGGGGATCGCCGTGTTGTTCCCGATCTGCATGGAAAGCTGGTTGAGCTTCACCCCGTAGATCTGGTGCTGGTCGATCGGCGGCAGGGCGAAGACCCCGGCGAAGGACGTGTCCACCCCGTCCACGTCCGGCGAGAAGACGTACTTGAAGACGTCCGTCTCCGGCTCGCTCTTCACGCAGGAGCGGAAGATGTGCTCGAGGTACATCAGCAGGGTGGCCGAGCTCATCCGGGCGCCGATGTCGAAGACGCCGTTGATCGGCCCCGGGACGCCCTTCTCGGCGTAGCCGGACTGGTTCACCTCGCCGCCGGGCGAGACGGAGCGGTTGATCCCCACGGTGAGCGGCAGGATCGGCTTCAGGTACTCGAACGTCGCCCCACTGTCGGGGACGCCGAACTCCAGCTCGGGCGCCAGGCCGAGGAGGACGGTGTTTCCGGTTGCGACTGCCATCGGTCAGTCTCCTATGGTCAGCGCCGCGCGCAGGGCGGCGATCGTGGCCTTGTCGAGGACGACGACCTCCTCGGGGTCGCCATCGCGCGGCTGGAAGGTGGCGCGGCGCAGCTTGCCCGCCGACGTGAGCTCGCCCACCGTGGCGAGCGGCAGGCCGTAGCGGCTGGCCGCCTCCTCGGGAGGAACGGCGCGGTGGAAGCCGCCGTGGCGCACGAGGCTGGTGGCCTGCGGCTCCGGGACGCGCTTCACCGGCCGGTTCCAGGTGATCTGCCGGGTGGCGTCGAGCTCGGTGACGGGCTCCTTGCCGAGGTGGCCGGGATAGAAGACCAGACTGGTACTCATGGTCCCGGCCATCACTCCTCGAACTCCCGCGTGGTCTGGTCGAGGTCGCTCGTCCAGAGGCAGCGCAGCTGGGTGAGGACGAGGTTCGTCCCCCGCAGGCGGCCCGCGAGCAGGGTGCGCTGGAAGCGGGCGAGCGCCTCGGTGATCCGCTCGCCGGAGGCGTTGCGGAGCATCCCCTGCTCGACCTGGAGGAGCGTCTTGATGTGGTTGACCACCCGCGCCCGGAGCCAGTCCTGGCTGGTGGTTGAGGTCTCGGCGGCGGTGACGATCCAGATGTCGACCATCGTCTCGAGCTCGGCGTACTGGTTTGAGCCGATGCGGACCTCGTCGAGGCCGGAGAGCGCCACCAGGATCGCCGGGGCCCGGAGCGAGAGCACCCCGGCGTCGAAGAAGATCTCCGACTCGATCGGCAGGATCCCCATGCCCTTGCCCGTCCAGGCGGCGAGGTCCGAGTCGGCCCGCAGGGTGCGGAGCACCGCCTCGGCGATCTCGGCGTCGAGCGACCAGCCGAACTCGGGATGCGGCGAGGGATCAGGCACGGGGCAGGTCCCCTTCGAGGAGCCAGTCGTAGAGCATCTCGATCGCGTCGTAGACCTGCTCGTTGGTCAGGTAGACGAACGGGCGGGGCGGGACGCTCGCCCCGGGCACCGCCGAGCCGGGGGCGGTCGTGCCCCCGAAGTGGAGCAGCGCGGCGTAGGGCAGGTTCGTGCCGACCGCGAGCGTCTCGTCCGTGATCTCGGAGAGGATCGAGGCGCGCAGGTCGCCTGTCTCGCGCAGGAGCGGGAAGCTCCCGGGAGTCTGGCTGCGGGCGCGGATCCGGGCGCGGGTGGCCGACATCGGCGGCCAGGGGCTCTCGCCGCCCTCCTTGTCGATCCGGCCCTGGAAGGCGGCCTCCCAGTCGGCGCCGAGCACCTCGAAGAACGGGCGCAGCGAGGCGCCAATCCGGTCGCCGACCGCGCGGATGGCGGTCGCCGCCTCGTCGGCGCCCTCGACGGTGATCTTCAGGTCCGGGCTCACCAGTCCTCCATCGCCTCGAGGGTGAAGCGGGCGTCGGTGGCGGTCTTCGTGGTGAGCACCTGGGGGCGGCTCTGGTCGCGATCCGGCTCGCCGGCGAGCAGCAGCCCGGCGTGGCCGCGCACCATGTCGGAGAGCTCGGCGAGCGCCCCGTCGCGGGCGTCGTAGACGTCCTGGCCGCGCACGTCGTGGAGCTCGTGGAGGTAGAAGAAGGCGAGCTGCGCGACCACCCGCTTCAGGGCTGCGGAGGCCGCGGTGGGCGTGGTGGGCAGGTCGCTCGGCTGGTAGCGGACGCGCAGGCGGGACTCGACGCGGCTCTCGGCCTCGAGGATCGCCGCCTCGATCACGCCCGCGTCGGCGGTGCCGTCCCCGTCACGGTCGGCGAGCGCGGTGAGGCGCGTCGCACCGTACCGGGTCTCGAGCTCGGCCTCGGTCAGCCAGGTGGGCATCGGGCCTCACCCCCGGGCCTTGCGCGGTCGCCCCCGGCCGCGCTTGGGCGACGGCGCCGGAGCGGGAGCGGGCGGCGGCGGCTCTTCGTCGGCAGCGAGCTCGGCGGGCAGGGCCTCGACCGGCAGATCGGGCTCCTCGGCCGGCGGCGGCGGGGCGATCTCGACGATCTCGAGGAACGGGTCGCACGAAACCTCCGGCGGGACCACCATGAGGTAGGTCGGCTGGAGGGAGAAGGTGAGGCCCGCCCGGCGCCGCGTGCCGTTGCCGACACGAGCGACGTCCGGGCGGACCGTCACGGAATACCGCATCAGGTCGGCCGCACCTGGATGGCGGTCTGCGGGTAGCCGGCCTTGACGCCGAAGATCCCCTCGGTGAGGCCCACGGCGACATAGCCGTTCGGGACCTGGTTCGTCTCCCAGGCGTCGAGCACCGGCTCGGCGTCGAGGACGAAGAAGGCCGGGCGCGGGCCGCCGGGCAGCGCGAGGACCACCTCGACGTAGTCGGTCTGGCCGGAGGTCGGCTTGTTGTCGAGGAGGAGCTGGAAGCCGCCCTTCCAGAGGTTGGGCTCGGTCGAGGAGGGGACGAGCTGGGCGACCCGGAGCTGCTCGAACATCGCCCAGGTGGTCGCGTTGTGCGCGATCACGACCAGCGAGTTCGCGAACTTCGAGCCGTCGATCACCTCGGCGTCGAGCGCGAGGTTGGTCACGAACCGGGCGCGGACCTCGTCCATGCAGGAGACGAGCTCGGCGAACGTCGGGGCCGAGGTGGTCGACCAGTTCGGCGTGGTGACGTTCGAGTAGGTCCCCTTCGAGGCCGGGTGCGTGTGGTCGGTGTCGAAGAAGTTCTGGCCGTCGTAGGAGAGGCCGTTGACGCGGAAGACGTTCATGATCTCCGCGACCTGCTTGCGCATCCAGGCCTCGGGGAGCCGGGGGACGATGCGGTCGAGCTTGTGGACGCTCGACGGGCGGCCGATGTTGACCTTGTTGTAGGGCACGAAGGCGTCGTAGCCCTTGAGCGGCACCGTCCAGTCGATCTTGTCGAGCTCCGCCCCGGCCACCACCTGGTCGTGCCAGCTGTAGACCTCGGGGAAGAACATCGCCTCCTGGATCCGGACCGGGTTCTCCTTCGCCTGCCGGTTGTCCATGCTGATGGCGAGCAGGTTCTTGATCTGGGCCGGGTCGGCCTCGAGCTGCTCGTACAGGTTGTAGGCGACCTCGCGGTAGGTCTTGACCTCCCGCTTCAGCGCGTCGATTCCGGGCATGGTGTCAGGTCTCCTCTCGGGGTCTCTCGCGCGCTAGGTCGCGATGATGTTGGCCGCCCGCAGCGCGGCGAGGATCGCGTTCACCTTCGCCTGCAGGTCGGTGAAGTTGGCCTCGATCGTGGGGATCGTGTTCGTCACCAGGTCGTCGCGCAGCGCGTCGGCGTCGGCGGGGGTGTCGGCGGGGTCGGTGACCGCCGTCAGCGCGTCGCCAGCGACGCCGCCCACGGTGCCCGACAGGTCGGCGATGGCCGCGGACTGCGACCCGGTGGTCAGGCCCACCCAGACGCCGCGCTTGCCGATGTCGACGAACCAGCCGCCGGACGGGCCGGGGCGGGTGAAGACGCCGGCGATCACGAGGTGCGTGCTCGTGGTGGAGACGGTGTCGTCGTCGACCAGGTAGGCGATCTGGCCGATCTTCGGCGTGTCGCTCCCGCCGTCGAGCGTGAACTCGTACTCGCCCGCCTGGTCGTAGTTGACCGCGCGGGCCGTGGCGGTGGCGGTGACGGTGCCGTCGGCGCCCGACGTGTTGTCGAAGGCGGCGTCGATCGCCAGGTCCGGGTCGCTCGGGAAGAGCGGCTCGACCACGACCCCGAGGGGCACGAGGCTGGCGGCGTCGGTGCCGGGGATGACGACGCCCGTCGCCGCCTCGCGGCAGATGTAGGCGCCGACGTAGATCTTGGATCCGGCGTTGACCGGGGCGACGTTGATCGCCCGCTCGTGGAGCTTGTGCTTGCGGATCTTGTTGGCAGTGAGAGCCATCGGTCAGTCTCCTTTCTGGCCTCAGTTGTTCGCGAAGGCGCGGGGGAACTTGCGCCGCAGCTCCACGGCGCGCTCGGGGCTGATCCCGTGGCGCTCGCAGATCGCGCGCTCCTCGGGGGTGCGGGTGTCGAGGGCGAGGCGGGCCGCCTCCTCCGCCGCCCGTCCGGCGAGCGGCTCGGAGGCGAGCAGACCGGCCTCGGGAGCGGCGCGCAGGACGTCGAGGAGGGCGTCGTAGACCGTGGCTTCGTGCGGCTCGCCGTCGCCGGCCGCCAGGGTGACGGTCTTGGGCGATTCGGCCGCGGCGAGCTCTTCGAGGAGGGCCGGGAGGCCCGCGCGGAGCATCGCCGGCGTGACGCGGGTCCCGAGCGTGGCGACGTCGGCGGCGGCGCGGGCCCGCGCTTCGAGGCGGCGGGACCGGGCGCGCTCGGCGGCGAGCTCCGTCTGGAGCTTGGTCACCTGGTCGTCGGGGGCGGCGAGGGTCTCGGGCTCGGGAGCGCTCACGGGCTCCGGCTCGCCGTCGAGCTGGATCGGCATCGGTGGGTCCTCCTTCGGGTCGGCCGCAGCCGGGTCGGTGGCAGGAGAGCCGAGGTCCACGACCTCGACGGGAGAGCCGGAGAGCAGGTGGCCCTGCCCCATGCCCCAGATCGCCGGGCGCTGGGCGCCCAGCAGAGCGCAGCCGGTGTAGTACCAGTCGCCGGTGGCGGGGTGGGAGCGCACGAACTCCGAGGAACGGCGCGGCCAGCGGCCGGAGCGGATCGCCTCGACGGCCTCCTGGCTGAGGCGGGTGAACCGCGCCCAGAGCTCCTGCCCTTTCACCCAGAGCTTCTCGGCGAAGCCGTGCGCGGGGCCTTCCCAGGCGTGGTCGAAGTTGAGGGTGGCCTCCTCGACCTTCGGGTCGTAGGAGTCGGCCAGCAGCTGGAGGTGCTCGGGGCGGATCTCGACGCCGTGGGTGGCGGTGAGGTCCTGCGGCCGGAGCACGACGCACTCGTAGGCCGGCGACTCGCCGCCTTCCACGAGGCCGGCCGCGAGCGACTCCTCCGGCGCCAGGTAGAGCGGCGTCGGCTGCTGGGACTTCGGGTCGGTGGGTTCGGTCCTGTGGCTCACGCCCGCGAGTCTGGCGGGCGTGGGTGTGCAGGAATGTGCAGCGGGACTGAAGTTTCGTGTCAGCGGCCCAGGATCCGGCGGAGGCGGTCGAGCAGGCCGCGGATCCGGGGGATGAGGTCGCCGAGGCCGAGGGCGGAGAGCAGCGCGAGCAAGGCGTCGAGCAGGTCGCGCTGCTCGGGGGTGGCCGACTCGCCGGCGGCCTCCATGGCCTCGGCGGCGGCCTCGGCGGCGGCGGCGGCGCGCTCGGCGAGCTCCTCGCTGAGCTGGCCGAGGTCCGGCGCGCCGGCGAAGCCGTCGTCCGGCCAGGCGGGCGAGGGGATCCCGGTCTCCGCGTCCACCACCACCGGCCAGGGGCCGGTCGGCTCGGCGCCGGTCAGGCCCATGCGGCGGGCCTTGGCGACGTTGATCCCCTCGACCACGCACCGGCAGTTGTGCCCCGCCGGCGGCCACCAGGTCTTCCAGATCTCCGCCGTGGGCGGGGCGATGTGGCCGTGCATCGCGGCGTGGGCAGGGCGGACGCGGTCGTCCTCCATCGTCACCCAGGTGAGGTAGGGCATCAGCCGCCGCGCCGCCGGGTTGAGCACGAGCTGCTGGTAGCGCATCAGGTTCGCGGCGTTGCGGACGTTGTTCGCGTAGACGAGCTCCAGGTGCCACCGGGAGAGTGGCGTCAGGCCCCGCGCCGTGAAGATCTGCTCCGCGGCGGCCACGAACTCCTCCCGCGTGAGCCCCTCGGCGATCGCCCGGCCGACGAGGAGTTGAAGGTCGGCGAGCACCCCGGCGTCCTCCACCCCGGCCACGGTGAACGCCATCCGGCGAGCGCCGTCGGTCAGGGCCTCGAACTCCTCCTTCGTGATCCCGAGCACGCGGGCCCAGTAGTCGAGCGCCGAGCCGGGTGTCACCGCGCCGCCCGGCGGCGGGGCGGCGAACCGGATCGTCCGCTCGCCGAGCTCCTCCTGGAGCTGGCGCAGCGCCAGGCCGCAGCCGTGGATGATCGAGGCCTCGAGCGCCTCGGCGTGCGCCGTGGCCGAGGTGCGCTCGACGACGGTCTGGAGCAGCAGCCCGGCCTCGGCCGCCCCGGCGTCCCACGCCTCGCCCACGGCGTCGAGCATGGCCTGGTAGTGGGCGAGCGACGGCTCGATCAGCGAGACGGCGAGCTCGGTGAGCTCCGCGTCGCGCGCCGCGGCGGCGGCTTCGAGCTCGGCGAGCTCGTCCGGGGCGGGGCTTGACGGTTCTGGCAAGTCGGCCAGTTTGGTCAGGGCGACGTCCGGCGCGGCCGAGGCGGCCTCGCGCTCCTCTTCCGGGGCCGGTTCTGGGACGGGCGCGGCGGCGGGCTCGTCGTCCGGGTCGTCTGGGTCGTCTTCCGGGGCGGGCGGCGGCGGGGCGGCCGGCGGGGCGGGCTTCTCCTTCGTCACCGTGTCCTCGCCCGGGCCGGGCTCGCTGACCTGGTGGACGAGGTAGAGCTCGCGGCGGGAGACCGGCAGGCCGAGCTCGAGCACGGTCGCCATCCCCTTCTGCCGGAGCTCGCGGTCGGTGCCCGCCATGGTGTCGATGAGCACCCGCGGCAGCGGGGCATCGGGGCCGAAGTTGACGGCCACGAGGGGCCGGAGCAGGTTGTCGCGCAGGTGGGCGGCGAGCTCGCGGGCGTCGAGCTCGACCTTCTCGAGGCGCACCTCGTTGGAGATGGACGCCTTCGCGAACGATCCGGGCCCCTTGGCGGCGCCGGAGGTGTCCACCTCGCCGAGGAAGGCGAGCGCCTCGGAGCGGGTGAGCAGGCCGATGAAGCTCTCGTAGCTGGCGCTGCCCGAGCGGGTGGCCTCGAGCAGCTCGACGGCCATCCCCTCAGGGATGACGATCCCGTACTCGGACTGCATCGCCTCGATCGCCTCGAGCAGCTGCGACTGGTCGTGCGCGTTGGCCTTCTCGGCGTCGGGGCCGCCGGAGCGGTGGCGGTACTTGCCGACCGCGGTCGGCTGCGCCCACTTGTCGAGGAAGACGGCGAAGAACTTCAGGCCGTTCTTTTTCAGCCACCAGGCCCAGTAGACGTCGTCGAGCAGGGCGGCGCCCCAGGGGTTGTCCTTCGTCCCGTGCCGCATGACCAGGAACTTGCCCGGCGGTGCGGGCAGCGGCTCGGCGCCCCGCGGGCGGCGGATGTGGAGCACGCCGTCGCGGAAGAGGAACCGCCACATGGGGCGGTCGAGCATGTCCACGGGCACCCAGGCGCCGGCGAGCGGGCCGCGCGGGAGCTTTTCCCAGAGGAGCTCCTCGAAGGCGATCCCCTTGGCGCGGCCGTCGAGCTGGTGGGAGAGGTTCTGCGCGAAAGCGGGGATGAGGGAGAGCGCCTCGTGGCAGAACTGCGAGGTGGCCTTCGCTTCGGGGGAGGCGTCGGCCGGGACGATGAGTCTCGGGAGGGCGAGCACCGCGTCCTTGCGCTTCCGATGGAAGCCGGCGAGGTCGAGGTCGGCTCCCAGCATCCGGTCGTAGATCTCACCGAGCCGGTCGGTCGCCTCGCTCTTCTCGTTCACGATTTTGGACGGGTGCTCGTCCTCCCGGAGGTAGCTGGCGGGGTGGTAGACGGTCTCGGCGAGCTCTTCGCTCGCGAGCTCACGGGCGAAGGAGCGGTCGAGCCTCGGCACCGGCAGGACGTCGCGCTTCAGGGGGGCAGGCATCGGCTATCTCCTCTCGCCCTGCACGAGGGCGTCCGCGCGGTGCGCGCTGCGGCGGGCGCGCTCGGATGCGATCTGGGAGCGGGTGGTGGCGAACCGCTCGCGCAGCTCGGGCCGCCGCCGGAGCGCGTAGTAGACGGTCTCCCGGCGCACCCCGGCGAGCTCAGCGGAGACGGAGATCTGGGTCGTCCGCCGGAACGCCTCTTCGAACGCGGGCCACCAGAGGTCGATCGCCATCAGCGCCTCGCCAGCAGCCGGTCGAGCTTCTCTTCGATGCGCGCGGTCTGAGCCTTCAGGGTGACGACCTGCTCCTGCAGGACGCGCACGTCACCCCGGTCCTCACCGCCGCGGGACTCCATAGCCGAGATGGCCCGCTCGAGCTCGCGCTTGGTGGCGTAGGTGGACGCGACTTGCGCCTCGTGCAGGTCTGCCGCCGCCCGGATCTGCGCCTGCACCGTGGGAAAGACCTCCAGCCGGTCCCGCGCGCCCATGGTGGCCCAGACCACACCACCCACCATGCCCAACAGCGCCAGGAGCGCCGTGAGGGCCTGGATGCGGCTGACGGTGGCCGAGTACCAGGGCTTCCCTTCCGGGTCTTTGAACCGGACCAGAGGCTCCCGCTTCTCGTACCCATGCTGGTCCCGCTGCTCTGCCACCACCTGCGCGATCAACCCGCGCAGCTCGTCCTGGCTCATGCCTGTCATCGCAGCCTCCAGCGCAGAGCCGCGGAGCAGCCCCAGCCATCGTGTCCACCGTCGAAGTAGACGTACTCGCAGGCAGGGACGAAGATCAGCTGGTCGCCCATCTCGCCTTCGAGCCGTAGCGCTTGCGTGTCGTGGATCGTGCTGTCCGGTCCGTCATACAGCAGCCAGAGCCGTGCGCGGACGCCAACTCGCCAGTACGCGGCCAGAGTTGGGTTGGAGCCCTCGACCGTGCCCGAGTCAAAGCGCTGCGCGAACCCGCGGAGCCCCGCATACAGCCCGAAGCGGTCGTAGTCCTTCCCAGCCAGGACCCGCAGCTCGGCGCCGCCAGCCTTGTCGCTGCCAGCCTTGCGCGCAGTGCTCAGCGCCGCCGAGGCCCGGAACCCCGGCCGCTCGACCACCATGTCCACCCCTGCACTCGGGCTCTCGTACCCGAGCCCGCCGGATGCCTCCACGAACGGCCCAGCGCTCACCGATGATGCGCAGCCGGTGAGCAGAACCGCCAGGAGCAGCAACCCGCCAGCGAGCAGCACCAGCCCGAGCCAGAGCGGCCCGCGGGGCTCTTTCGTGCAGGGGTGAAGGTGGCGCATCAGTCGCCCAGGTCGGGGTCTGCGATGGCCGCCAGGGCCGCTTCCAGGGCTGCCCGGCTATCCGCTCGGATCAACTCCGCGTCGAGCGAGCGGATCAGCTCGTCCCGCAGTATGCGCTTGAACTCCTTACGCGCCGCGTTGCGCTCCGTCTGCGGGTTCGGCACGCTCGCCCCGATCTGCTCGGCGGTACACTGCGCGAGATCCACCATCGCCTGGGTGCAGGTCACGGTAGCCGTCCAGCCGCCCTTGCGCGCGAGCGCGGACTGGAGCTTCACATCAGCCGAGTCGGTCATGCTGAGATACCAGACCTTCTCGGTGGCGGCCCGGCAGACACCGGCATCCACAAGCGCCTGCGAGCAGTTGGATCGGCCCGCGAAGGCCGGAGCCGCCACGATAGCGGCCAGGAGGAAGAGAGTCAGTCGCTTCATGGTCGGTCTCCTTAGCTATCCACGGTCCACGTCCCGACGTAGGACATGGCAACCCATTCCACTGCGTTGATCGCGCAGAGCCGGACGGCCCCGCCGATGGTGCTGTTCTGGATGTACCCAGCGGTCGCCGACACGTCACCCGCCACGCGGATGGTGTCGTCCGCCCCGGCCACGATGCGGATGCCATCGGCGTCCGCCACCACGAACTCGAAGCACAGCCCGACCGCTGCGGTGGGCAGCGTGTGGTAGTTCTGCGCCGTCGCGCCCTCGTTCGTCAGGAGCGTGCCGGACTCGGCAGCGGTGAGCACGTTCGGCGCGCCCGAGCCTGCGGTGTTCGGCTCGACGTGGGTGTTCCAGAGCACCCCACTCGTCCCGGCCCCCGCGAGTCTGAGAGTGAGATTGTCGGCGCCCGTGCCCGCCGTCTCCGCTGCAATCGTCGCCCCGGTGCCCGCCGTCGTGGACAGCGACAGGCGCTCGTAGTTGCTCGCGTCCGTGTACGTGCCGTACAGGCGGTAGGTCTGGGCGTTGGTCGAGTTGCGCTGGGCTAGGGTGTTGGCCGCATCCCTTGCAATAACAAGATCACGGGGATTACTGATTGCACCACTTGTCCACCCTATTGAACCAGAGGAACTGGTTGCTGCACCTAAGTAGTTCGTAAACCAGTTAGGTCCACTAAACACTCCATACCCGCCACCGAAACCGTCAAGATATAGATTGCAGTTTGAAGTTTTCCCACACTTGATGGTTGCCGACGAAATGACGATTCCCGTCCCGTGCGGATCAAGCGTGATGTCCCCGTTGCTCCCCGCCGTGCTGATCGTCAGCGCGCCGGGCGCGCTGATGTCGCCGGTCGTGTCGGCTACCGTGAGAGCAGAGCACTGCAACTGGGTATTACTCGCTCCGTCCCAGCGCGCGAGCTGGTTGTCCACGCAGACGCTGGCTGGGCCGAGGACGAGGACGAGGGCGTCCTGGAGGCTGGCGCGGACGTTGGCCCAGGTGACCTTCTTGTCGCGGGTCTGCCCGTCCTGTCGCACCAGGAAGAGATCGTCGTCGCCGAGCGGCGTGGTTGCGGCGTCGAGCTCGGGGAGGCGGACGGGCGTCTGGGTGAGCGCCGGCGCGGCGAGCAGCAGCGCCAGCGCGCAGGCGGTGAGGGTACAGAGGGTGCGGCGCATGTCAGTCCTCCACCACGTAGGAGTCATCGGTCGTGTCGTCCACCCCGTAGTAGTCCGTTCCCGAACCGTCGTCCACGAGGAGCGCATCCGGCGGGAGGCCGCCCGGGGTGGACCAGGCCTCCTGCCAGAGCAGCAGCATCGTCTCGTCCACGCCGATCATCGCGGTCTGGCCGAGAAGAGGATCGTCCGCGCCGCGGCCTCGGCGCCGGCGGAGACGAGCTTCAGGTAGCGGAACGGCGCGAGCCTGGCGGCCACGGCGCCACCGAGGGCGACCCAGCGGTCGTCGGTGGCGGTGATCGAGACGGCCGCGCCGGTGTCGTCCACCACGGCCTTCCAGGTCTCGCCGTCCACGGAGGCCTCGAAGGTGATCGTCGCGCCGGTGAAGTCGGCAGGGATCAGGAGCGCGGTGAAGGTGGACTGCGACAGGTCGATCGCGGAGCTCTTCGTGGCTCCCTCGGCGATGGTCACTCTCATGCGAAGGCCTCCATGGCGGGGCGGCGGCCGAGGCCGCGAGGAACTTGGAAGAGCACAGGGGCGACGGCGCCGTCGCCGTGCTCGAGGTCGAAGAGGCGGAGCATCGCCACCCGCGAGGCGTCCACGATGTGGTCGGCCGTGTGGCGGAAGACCCGCGCCCCCGACGAGCCGATCTCCGCCGTGTGGTTCGGAAACTGCGCCAGGAAGCCGGGGTCGGCGGGAAACTCGATCCGCGCCCGCTGAATCCGCATCTCGAGCAGCCGGGTGGCGAGCTCCTTGGCGGAGACCTGGCGCGCGCGTCCGGTGGCTGGGTCCTCGATCGTCTCGCCGGTCTCCGGGTTGCGGTCGGGCACGCGGGCGTTGAAGACGTAGCCGGTCACCCGGCCGTCGAGCGTCCACCCCTGCTCGCCCTCGCGCAGCAGATGCTCCAGCGCGGAGCCGACGCCCGTGGCGTCGAGGCCCCAGCCGTGCGAGGGGCGGAAGAGGCGGTCGAGCACGCGCACCGCGGTGCGCTGCGCCGGGTAGTCGAACCGCTTGAGCTGAAGCCGCGCCACGCAGCGGGCGAGCGGGCCGCGCGTCTCCCAGAGCAGGATCTCCGTCGGGTCGTCCGAGGCGCCGCAGTCGATCCCCGCCACCAGGTGCCCCTCGGCGGGCTGGAAGATCGAGGTCAGTATCCCCTCGAGCGAGAAGTTGGCGACGTCGATCTCCCGGTCCATGATCGGCAGCAGCGGCTGCGGGCCGGTGGCCGCTTCGTCGCCGGTGCGCGCGCCGATCTGGTAGGTCGGGTCGAGCCGTGAGGCGGTCACCTGCACCGTGCGCTGCGGCGCGTTGTGGATCAGGCTGGCGACCACGTACTCGGGCACCGGCCGCACGCGGGCCACGAACTGGTCCCACGGGAAGACGGTCGCCGACGGGTCACCCCAGTTGCCGAGCACGAGCTGCTGGTAGCCGGGCGAGTCGACCCCGCCGTACCGGTCGATGAGCTGGCGCCGCCGCTCGTCGGTCCAATACGGCGGGGGCATCAGGGTCTTCGGCCAGCGGAACCGGATCGCCTGGCCGTCCTCTCGCTGGGGGAAAAAGTCCCCGGGGCCGGCGGAGAGTGACCGGCCCCGGGGGGGAGGGAGCTCGGCCGCGCTGACGGGCACGGCGGGCGCCTGGGAGCAGAGCCGGAAGAAGACCGACGAGCGGTCGCCGTCGGGCGTGGAGTAGACGCGCGCCTCGGCGCCGGGCTTCAGGGCCCGGAAGAACTCGTCGAACACCCGGCTGTTCTTGATCTTCGCGGCCTCGTCGAGGTACGCCGCCAGCCCGACGTGCAGCCCGCGGATCGCCTCGCCGTCGTAGCCGGCGGGGCGCATCTCGAGGCGGTTGCCATTCCGCGCCACGAGCACCCGGTAGGGCTTCACGCGGGAGCGGTCCCAGTCGATCTGCGCCGCGAGGTGGGGCGTGGCGCGCAGCTGGTGGAGGATCTCGATGTAGATCGACTCGAGGTGGCCGTCCTGGCTGGCGCAGAGGAGCTGGTCGCCGCGCTGGCGCGGGCCACAGCCGAGGAGCATCCAGGTGGCGAGGCCGATGATCTCGCGCGTCTTGCCCACCTCGGCGCCGCACTCGTGAACCGTGTGCCCCCGGTAGCGCATCGACTGCTTCTGGTACGGGAAGAGCTCCCACGGTAGGCCGGCGCGCGGGCCGTCGCGCTCGACGAAGAAGGTCTCGCAGAAGAAGACCGGGTCGGCCAGGATCACCAGGAGCTGCACGTCGGAGAGCGTGACGAGCTGCTCGCCGAGCTTCAGGTCGCCCCGCTCGAGGGCGCGCCAGGAGAGCCCCCGGGCGGCGAGCCAGGCGTCGATCGCCCCCTCGATCCCGGGGTGCAGGAGCTGGCGCTCGGTGGTCACTGCGGCGCGCCCTCCGCGGCCGCGGCGACGGCGAGCTGGCGGCGCTTCTGGAGGAAGTCGGCGATCGAGCCGATGCCCTCATCGGCGGAGCGCTCGGCCCGGGCGCGGGGGGTGATGGCCTGGTGCTGGGCGCTGAAGCCGAGCATGTCGAGCAGCTTGAGCAGCGGCTCGGCGCGGGGGTTGGTCCGGAGTTGGGTGAGCATCTCCCCCTCGGGGCTGAAGACCGGAGCCTCGACGGCGAGCCCCTCGCCCTGCACCTTGGCGAGCTCCTGGCCGGCGAGCTGCTGCATGGCGGCGAGCGCCGTCCCCGCGATCTCTGCGAGGCCCTTGGTCTCCCCGCTCTCGATCGCCGCGACGTAGCGCTCCCGGACCTCCGGGGCGAAGACGAGCTGCACCGGGCAGGCGGCGAGCGCCGAGCCGGAGGCCTCGACCTGCCGCTTGATCGAGCAGTTCGCCTTCTCGGCCGGGTCGGTCATCGGGCAGGTGCTCCGCTTGCACGGCGGGATGGCCTGGGCGATCGCCGTGGCGGCGTACTGGCCGGTCTTCCACGCAGCGGCTCGCCGCTGCGCCCGTGCCGCCGCAGACATCGTGTACTTGCGCTTCCGGCCACCGCGTCTCCTCTTCGCCATCCCGTACACTGGGGGCATGGGAGTGGCCCACGCCCGACGCGCGAAGGATCGCAGCCGCCGCAAGGGCGCGAGAACGGATCGAGCGGCGCAACCGCCTGTCGCTGTAAGGCCGGGAGAAGATCCGCCGCCGGTCAAACTCTCCAGTGATGGCGTAAGAGTCGAGCTACCGGCGGATGTGGAGGACTGGCTCGGCTACCTGCAGTTCGTGCAGGGCATGGCTGTGCACACCTGCACCTGCTACCGGGCTACCGCTCGGCTGTTCCTGCGCGACGAGGCGGTGCGGACCGCGCTCGCCGGGCCCGACGGCGAGATCGACATGGCCCGCTTCGACCGCCGGACGGTCGAGGGCTGGCTCAAGCGGCGCACCCTTTCGGGCCTCGCGCCCTCGACGATCGCGCTCCACCTGGTGGCGCTCCGCTCGCTCGGCCGCTACCTCGCCGGGCACGGGAGGATCCCGTTCAACCCGCTCGCCGAGGTGCGCGGGCCGCGGATCTACCAGAGCGAAGCCAGGCCGCTGACCACCGCCGAGGTGCGGCAGATGTTCTTCGGCTCGCCCGGCAAGCCCCTCACCGCGCCCCGGACCGACCGTGAGCTCGTGGACCACGTTCAGTTCGCCGTCCACTACGCCGGGGCGCTGCGGTCGAGCGAGGTGCGCGAGCTGCGCACCGACGACGTCGTCTGGCACGAGGAGGAGCGCTGCTACTCGATCCTGCTCACGAGGACGAAGTGGGCGCGCAAGGACGTCCGTCACCTGCTCGACCAGGAGACCAGCCGCCTTCTCGGCGCCTACCTGCTCGAGCGCCCGAAGATCGCCGGCGGGCCGTACCTCTTCCCGGGATCGCAGCCGCCCAAGTACCTGCAGAGCCCGGACTACTACGCCTCCCGCTGGCGGGCGTTCCTCGTTCGGCGCGGCGTCGAGGCCAAGGGCCGCAACCTCCGGGCGCACATCCTGCGCCACTCGGCGGCCACCCACATGATCGAGGCGGGCTGGCCCCTGCGCGCTGTGCAGGAGCGCCTCCGTCACAAGTCGCTCGAGTCAACCCAGGTCTACCTGCACACGAGCGACGCCCAGATCGCCCGGCTCCTCCTGCGCAAGCCCCCGCTCCGGCCCAAGTCAGCCAAGCATCGGCCCGACGTGCCCGGCGCTCTGCGCGCTCTGCTCGAGGGCGTCCGTGGGCTAGGGTAACTATTAGGGCGGGGCGGCTGGCGTTGGCATGGGGATTGCCTGGAAGTAGACTCAAGGAAAGACGGGGGTTTCCGCCGCCTTGGCGGGTCAAAAGGGGGCCGGAATGAACCGTCTCGGGGGCTCCCGAGCGGCCCTCCCTCCGGGCCGGAACGAAAGGCGTCTTGTGGGGCCGGGGTCAACCCTAAGTCTGGCCGGTCTCGGCGGTCTCCTGGTCGAGGAGCGCCTGTTTCCCGGGGCCTCTCGGCACCTGTGGGCGCATCTGGTCTGGGACAGAATGTCTCACTAACAAGCTGAGGCGGGCTGGGCCGGGTGGGACAGAATGTCCCGCTTTGGCTGTTTGGGAGTCGTGATAACGCGCCTGGTCATGCCTCGTCCTTTGTTTGCAACACTTCCAGGTTTACCGAATGCTTGTTATCAGACCCTGAGGTTGAAAACCCTGTGGAAATCTCACCTCGGGCCAGCCAGGGCCGAGCGGCCACCTGGCGCTCTCGCTTCCGCCTCGAGGCCTCGGCCCAGCTCCCCTTCTTCTTGCGCCGGTGCCGCCGGATCGCCACCTCGCGCCCGCCCTTCACGATTTTCTCCGACCCCACCCCCCCCGCCGCCCCGCTGATCACGCCCCGCGAGAGCAGGTACTCCAGGGGACGAGGCGGAATCCTCCCCGCCTTCCACGCCGCGCGCAGCCGGCGATCCAGGACCCGTGGCGAGATCTCCTTCCCCGCGGCGGCCATGCGGTCGGAGGCCTCGACTGCTGTCTCGTTCCGCGCGACGATCTCCGCCAGCTCGGCGTCTGTTGTCCGGGGCCAGGGAGGGAGGGACCCGTGCCGCTTGCCGGCGGCGATCAGCGCCGCGGCGCCCCGGGCGTGGCGGTCAGGGTCGAGATCACCCGCCTGGCGCAGGTGCTCGATCACGCGGTCGAGCGAGAGGCGCGAGGTCCGGCAGCCCCGCTCCGCGAGCTCGCGGAGGATCCCCCAGCGCGAGTGCCCCTCGTGGTACAGATCGCGCACCTCGGCCGGGTTGAGCAGCGCCTTGACGGGCATCGGCTGCGCCGGGTGCATCGCCTGGCTGATCCGTCCGGCCACCGCGGCGCGTTGGCGGTAGACCCGGTCGAGCCACTCCACGGCGAGCGCCCACTGCGACCGCGCCACGCTGTCCGCCGAGTCGAAGCCTGAGTCCACGAGCACCACCCGCACCCCGCCCTGGAGGAGCTTGCCGGCGACGTAGGCGAGGTGCCAGGAGGTCGGGAAGAGCTGCTCCTCGGTGAGCGCCACCACGGCCGAGACCTTCCCCTCCTCCACCGCGGCGTCGAGCCGGCGGAGACCCGGAAAGACCTTGCCGGCCTTCCGGTCGACGAACGCCTCCGTGACCAGGAGCCCGCGCTCCTCCGCCGCCGCGCGTAGCCGCTCGAGCGCCGCCGCCGTTGCTGCCTGGGCGGGCCCGTCCGCGATCGTCGTGCGCACGTAGAGCACCGCGCCGCGCGGGGCCTCGGGGGCGGCCTGCCCCTCGGGCGGGAGGATGAACCAGGAGGGGACGCTGGCGGGCGCCGTCACCGCGCGCTCCTGCCGCTGCGCATCAGGTAGCGGATCCCGGCGGCGGTCAAGTGACCACCGCGCTGTGACGGGAAGAGCGGGCGCGTGGGCTCCGAGCGATCCGGGATCAGCATCTCGAGGGCGTCCACCGTTGCCGGCGAGAGTACCACCCAGAGCCGCCGCCTCGACATCGTCGGCGACAGCCCATGCCGGCGGGGAAAGACCACCGCGGCGATCCGGCCCGTGTCGTGGGCGAAGCGCAGGTCGGCGATCCGCAGGGTGGCGATGTCCGCCGCGGAGAGGCCGTCGCTCGCGAGACCGAGGATCGCGCGGTGCCGTGGGTGACGCGCGCTCGCCGGCCAGCTCGCGCCACCGCTCGCCACGGCGATCAGCCCTCCCCCCCCAGCCCCGCGGCGCCAAGAGCGCTCCAGGCACGCAGGCTGCCGGTCTCGAAGCCGTCCGAGAAGATCGCCGTGGGCGGCGTATACGCCGGGCAGAACGACCCGGCGGACAACGCGGAGAACGGCATCGCGTCGAACGGTGGCGCCAGCGTCTGGCCGAGACGCGGGATGAAGCCGCCCTGGTAGTCCATCCGGCCGTCGCCGCAGTCCTGCCAGACGGAGAAGAGGATCGGACCCGGCGCGTAGTCGATGTACGGCACCTCGAAGACGAGCTGCCTGTACTGCCCCGCCGCGAACGAGGCCGGGATCGGCGCCCGCCACGACACCCACCCGAGCTCCGGCCTGCCGGCGATGCGGTAGTACGCAGCCGACCAGACGAACGCCGTCTCCGTCGCCCGCACCGTCACCGCCAGCTCGTCGAGCCGGAACGGCACCCAGTTGGGCGGCGGCACGGCCGGCGGCTCCGGAACCGGCGCGAGGGTCCACTGGTACGTCACTGGCTGGATCGGACCGACGAGGAGCAGGGCAAGGAGCAGAGCGGTCATTTGCGGATCACCGGCAACTTTTCCGCGAGGAACGCGCCTACCTTCTCCGAGAGCAACCATGCGGAGGCAACACCGAAGCTGCCGAGAAGAATCCTCACAGGGTCGTGGTCTCCAGTAGACATCCACGACCCGTAGAACATTCCGAGAATGAACAAGGCGAGTCCCTTGAAGCTCATCTTTGCTCCTCCTCCAGCGCCTTCTGGACCGCTTCCGATGTGGACATTTCACGGAATCGAGAGGCGTCGTAGGTGTTGCCGTAGGCGCACCGCACCGCCTCCCGCAGCGCGGCGATCTCGGCGGCCTGCTCGGCGCGCTCCTCCAGGTAGGTGTCAGCTTCGCGGAGCGTGCGGTCTAACTCGTCTCGGAGCGCGGCGATCTCGTCCGCCTGCTCGAGGTACTGCTCGTTCGCCCGCTCCACCAGCGTGGAGATCTCGGCGCGGAGCTCGCGGGCCTGGGTCTCGCCCCAGTGAGCGTCGACGAGCGAGTCCATCGGGTAGTGCCGCAGCGCCCGGGCGAGGTAGCCGTCCCAGTAGAGCTGGGAGCAGAACGGGCAAGCTTCGCGATCGACCTCGTCGAGCTGGCTCTCGTCCTCCTCGTACGCGAGATGGTACTCACGCCCGCAGTAGACGCAGCGAAAATCGGTCCTCATCGCTTCTTCCCTCCCGTGGCCTGCGCCACGAAACCGGAGGCGCGCTCGAGGGCGCGGCGGAGGTACGGCCGGAGGAAGAGCATCCTCCCAGCGGCCCACCGGGCGGCCTCGAGCGGCGCCGTCTCGTGCGGCTTGGCGGCCTGAAACAGATCCGTGTAGAGCTCGCGCTCATGGTGCGTCCAGTAGCCCCACTCGAGCTCCAGGCGCGCCTGGTCCCAGTCGTGCTTCGCGCCGGCGGCGAGATCGACCGCGAGCGGCCAGGGGGTCAGCTCGTAGCCGCAGGAGCAGAGCAGCGTGCCCGGCGGATGGCTCGTGCATCTCACAGCGGGATCCCTCCCTTCCCAGTCGTCCAGGCCACCGGCGGCGGCGCGGCCGGCCGCGGCGGCGGTTTCACGAGACCGAGCTCGAGCGCGATCTCCGGATGGTCGGCGATGAGCCAGTCGCGCACCTCGGCGCAGTCGCGGGCGATCTCGCGCATCTCGCGCTGCCACTCCGCCTCCCAGCGCTGCGCCGCGAGCTCGCGCGCCGTCGCCCCGTAGAGCATCCGCTCCGTCTCCTCGTCGAGCCTCGTCGCGTCGCGCCACTCGTACCAGGCGGCGAGCTTCGCGGTGACGAGCGAGAGCCCCTCCGCGACGTACTCGGCGGCCCGCGCCACCGCCTGGCCGACGGCCACCGCCTCCCGCAGCTCCTCCGCGGCGAGCGGCAGCACCCGGAGCTCCACGAACGACTCGCCCACCTCGGCCACCGTCGCCACCGCGCGCTCCCGGGCGCCCATCAGAACGGCGTCTCCCGCTCGCGCGGCCGGTAGCCGCCGGGGCGCGGCGCTTCCACCGGGCCCGGCGCGCCGAACTGGATCTCCTCCTCCTCGCTGAACTGCTGGCGGTAGAGCGAGTAGGAGAGCCGGATCGCCCGGTTCTGCTGCCCGGTCTGACGGCACTTGAGCAGGTGGAGCTCCGTGCGGTCGAGGTCCGGCCGCCAGAGGGCGAAGATGTTGTCGGAGACGTCGTCGATCTTGCCCGTGCCGCGAATGATCTCCATCGACGGGCGGGTCGCCTCCCGCCGGGCGCGGCTGAAGTGGCAGAGCATCACGAACGGGACGTCGAGGATCTTCGCCAGGTCCTTCGCCTGCACGATCGCCGCGGCGAGCTGCTCCTGCTCGTTGCCGCGGACCTTCGAGTCCCAGTGGCCGAGGTGGTCGAACACCAGCAGCGCGAGCCCGCGCTGCGCCTGCACCCGCCGCGCCGTGGCGAGCACCTGGGCGGCGGCCAGCCGCGTGCGGGTGTCCACCACCACCCGGCCCGCGTAGTCGGCGGCCTCGATCCGCTCCAGCGCCGCGGCGAGGTCGATCGCGCCCACCGAGCGGTCCGAGATCGGCCGCCCGAGCTCGCCGTGGACCTCCCGCTGCCCCACCTGGCGCGCCGTCATCTCGGCCGAGAAGACGAGCACCGTCCCGCCCGCCGCGGCCACGCGCCGACCGAGGTCGAGGACGAAGGTGCTCTTCCCCGCGCCGCCGGCGGCCGCGAGCGTCGAGAGCTCGCCGGGGTTCAATCCCCCCATCCAGTCGTCGATGCAGCGCAGCCCCGTGACCACCCCCACGCGCCGCCCGAGCCGCAGCTCCGAAGAGCGCTCGGCCACGTAGTCGGTCGCGAGGTCCACCAGCGTGCGGACCTCCCGCTCCACCTCCTCGCCCGAGTAGCGCCGGTGCACCTGCTCGAGCTCGGCGAGCAGGGCGCCCGTGCGGTCCTCCCCGTCGCCGGACCTGCGCGCCAGCGCCACCAGGTCCGAGGCGAGCCGCTCCGAGGTCGCGAGATCACGCAGCTTCGACCACCAGTGCCGCGCCTGGTCCGGCGCGAACACCCCGCACCGGAGCGCCTCGGCCAGCGTGTCGACCGAGACGCCCGACTCCGCCGCCAGGTGCGCCACCGGCAGCCGCCCCGCCTCGTCGCGGTAGGGCACCCGCGCGACGGCCTCCCACGCCTCCCCCAGGTGCCCCGAGGCGAAGTCCCGCAGCGCCAGGCCCGCCTCCTCGGCGAGGTCCGGAAACCGCATCGCCGCGGCGATCGCGAACCGCTCGGCCGTCTCGCGGGGGGAGGTCACGACGCCTTCCCCTCCCGCTCCTCGAGCTCCAACGGCGAGGGCGGGATCTCGACGTCCGGGAAGCGCTTCACGAACTCCGCGCGTGGCACGTACTCACGGCCGTCCCACGCCTCGGTGCCGTCGTAATTCGGCCGCCCGACGAACCGGTCCGTGGCGCCGTTGCCGTTCCGGCCCGGGGTGGGCGCCGGGGAGGTGGCGCGAGGGATGGCGCGGCCGAAGTCGATGTCCCGCCGAAACCAGTCGTGGAGGAACCGCCGGTAGCCGCGGGAGGTCTTCCGCCGGTGCGGGTCCGCCTCGACCCATCGCAGGGCGCGGGTGGCGGTCGCGAGCAGGTCGATGTCCGGGTAGAGGGCGTCGAGGGCAGCGAGCTCCTCGTCGTCGAGGTTCCATGTCTTGTCTCTTTCCCGGCAGGGAAAGATCAGGTGGGGGGGGGACGGGTCGGCACCTGGCGTCGCGTCCTCGCCGCGAACTTTCTCGCCGCGAGTCTCCTCTCCACTCCTCTTCCCCTCCTCTCCCCTCCCCTCCCCTCCAGCCGCGGTTCGCCGCGAGCCCTCGACCCCTCCAGAAAAGTCGCCGCGCTTCGCCGCATTTCGCCGCGGCTCGCCGCGGTTCGCCGCGAACTCCCCCGGCGAGCCGGTTTCTCCGTCCGGCCCGGGTAGAATCGACCCCTTCGCGGCGTTGTCGAGGCGCTGGTGCTTCGCCCAGTTCACGAGCTGACCGAGCGCTTCGTCCTTTACCCTGTAGAAGATAGCCATGCCCACCTGCTCGAGCAGGCCGAGCCACTTCACCAGGTCGCCGGTGCGTGTCCCGTCGAGGGGGAAGAGCGACGCCTTCAGCAGCGCCGGGTTCGCCCGGAAGCGCCCCATGTCGTCAGCCGTCGAGATCAGCCCGATGAACAGCAGCTTCGCCCCAGTCGGAAGCCCCGCAAACTTCTCATCTGTCCAGATGTCGGGCTTGATCGTGCGGATTCGGGCCACTTCGTCCCCCTCTCGGGCTACTTTTCGTCTGAGTTGAGCTCGGCGCCGCACCGAACGAGCACCGAACGGAGAGTTGGCAACGGATCCAGAGCAACCTCAGGGCGAACCCACAGCACGGCGCAGCGAGTTGAAAGCACGCCGTCGAGCTCGCCAGCCGAGTACCTCCGGCGGAGGATGTCGAGGTACTGCGCGACCGCCTGGTCGTGCGTGACGTGGCCGGTGATCAGCGCGGCCTGGAGGCTCGAGGGCGGGGCGAGGACGTGGCCCGAGCCGGGCGAGACTTCCCACTTCACCCAGCCCGGGGCGTACGCTGGGCATCCGATCGAGGTCTGGAAGACGAGCCGCGCCGGTGGTGTCTCGGCGCGTGCCTGGCCTGGTTCCGGGTCGCCGGTCCACCGCCAGAGCCAGGTGGACGTACGTTCGCCGGCAGGCGTCACGAAGCGCTGCGACTCGATCTTCACGCCTCGCTCGCGCAGATCACGGAGCCTCCGGTCGCCGGCCCCGCCGCCGCTCCACGGCTCCTTGCAGACGTGCGCTGGCACCCAGCCCTTCGGCCCCGGGTGGCGCCCGATCGCGAAGCTGAAACCGCGCTCGGCGGTCCAGCGGAGGAGCCAGTAGAGGCGGGCGCGCGCGCCGCCGAGCTGCTCGCCGTTCGGCAGCGTGGCCGACTCCGGCAGCGTCCAGTCTCCGGGCCTGACCTGGAAGTAGTCGCTGCCCTGGAGCGGGATCGTCACGCCACCGACCTCATCCTCTCGACGAGCTCGCCGAGCGTCTCGTCGAACTCTTTGCAGGCCTGCAGCGTGGCGCGGCGGGCCTCGGAAGCGGCGAGATGGATCGCCTCCGAGCCGCAGAGCGGGCAGCGCGCGTCGGGATACTCACGCTGCCAGAAGAGCGTCAGGCATGTCGTCTCGGCGCACACCAGCGCCTCCGACCAGGGGATGGTCATCATGCGATCTCCCGGGAAGTGCGGGAGGGCGTGCGGGCCCTCCCGCAGACCGCAGTCGACCGCCGGCGGCCACGCGCCGCCATCTCGAATCGCCGCGATGTCACGACTACCCACCCTCCGCCGCACCGGAATTCTGCGGCGCTCATGCGCTCAGCTCCCGCGCCGCCCAGCGATCGTCGGAAGCGCGCTCGACGAAGAGGATCTGGATGCTGACGCCCGCGTTGTGGAGCACGTCGAACTGCCCGGGCTGGAGCGGACGCGCGAGCTCGCGTTGGTAGCCGCGCGCGACGAGCGACTTGAGAAACGCCGTGGCAGTGGTTGGAGAATCGAACGTCACCGCGTCCGGCTTCCGGCTCTTCTGAGCCGCCGCCTTCTTCTTCCGCTCCCGCCTGGCGGCCATGCGTTCGGCCTTGATCCGCGCGTACTCCGGCGGCCGCGGCGGGATCTTCCCGCGCTTGATTGCGTCAGTGATTCTGGCCGCGAGGATGCTGTCCGGGATCAGCCGACCCCCTCGCGCGAAGCGGCGCGCCGCGTCCCCGGCCGTCTCGTTGCGGCGGATGATCTCCGCCAGCTCGGCGTACGTCGTCGCCGGCCAGGAGGCCTGGGTCATACCGCGACGACCTCCTCCGACGTCGCCTCCTCGAGCTCGATGAGGCAGTCCTCCACGGTGTCGCGGAGGGTGAGGGGCAGTGGTCCGGCGAGGAGCACCGGGTGGCGGTGGAGCCAGCCATCCACCGCGGCCTGTTCCCAGGTCGCCGGCTCGAGCTCGACGTTCTCCTTCCAGAGCTCCGCCGGGCTCACGTCGCGCAGGAGCTCGCGGAGGTTCGCGCCCCAGACGAGCGCCTCGGCGTCGGCGCCGGAGTCGGCGGCGAGATAGAGCGTCGCCTCGCCGCGGGTCGTGATCGTCACCCGCCAGAGCCGCCTCACGCCTTCTTCTCCCGCGCCGCGAGCCTGGCGATCGCCGCGAAGACCGTCGCGGCGCGACCCGTGAAGACGAACACCACGTGCTTCTTCTTCATCGCGTGCCTCCTCCCAGAAAGCGCGAGGGCTCGACCGGCTCGCCGGCCGGCTCGATCCACTCGACGCGGACCAGCTCCTCGTTCATGTGCGCCGCTGCATAGCGACGCACGCGGGTGATCGGGCCCGGGACGCGGCGGTAACCGCGCAGCCAGAGCTCGTTGAGCAGGGCTCCGATTCCCTGTTCGCGAGATCCGCCGTGGACGACGACATGGCGCCGTTGGCCTGGCAGCTTCTCCACGCGGACTTGTTGCCGGCCTCTCATGAGGCTTTGGCCCTCTCGATTGCCCTGGCCACTGCCGGCGACAGGGAAGCGGGGTCAATGGCGTCGTGCCAGGCGCGGATCGCGTCGGTCGTGGTGAGCCAGCGGCGGCCAACCTTGCGAAACTCCGGCCAGCGGGCGCGACGCGAGCGATCCCGCGCGGTCAGGTCGTTGGCGATCGTCCGGTGGGAGAGATCCACCATCCCGGCGAACGCCTGCAGGGTCACGATCCACGGCTCGAGGTGGGCGGTCACCGGCGCCCCCGCTCTACGGCGTCGAGCCTGGCGAGCATCTGGTGGAGCCAGTCGAGGACGTCGAGGATCTCCGCGCGCACGCTGTCGGCCGGGTGGCGGTCGCCCTCTTCGATGTGGCTGGCGAGCGCCTCGAGCGACTGGCCGAACTCGCGGATCCCGGCCGGAAGATCGCCGAGCCTCACCGGCTCGTCGGCCGGCGGCAGGTCGTGCGCCACGCGGCCGAAGAGGCTCTCGAGCCA